TCTCAAAAATTCCGTCTGGAACACCCTCAACAGCTACGGCACGATAACTTGGAAACAAATCGAAGGCTCTGAGTACGAAACGTACATGCCGGGCGGTGAAAAGTACAACGAAGAAATGGCACTGACATAACACACCCCCGGCGATCTTTACATGCCAGGGATAAGCAAAGAGGACAGGCATTAATGACATCAGAGATTTTAACAGCAGTAGTCGTTGCAATTCTGAGCAGTAAGCTGTGGGATTTTTTGGCGGCAAGATTCAAACGAAAAGACGAGATCGAGGACAAGGAAGATAAGGTTCTGCAGGCAATCAAAGACTTGACGGCACGGGTTGACGGTATTGGGACACGGGTTGACGAGAATGCGGCGGTACTGGCAAGGACGCATATACTCAGATTCAACGACGAACTCATTAATGGGGTTGAACATACGCAGGAATATTTCCGCCAGCAGCTCCAGGACATAGATACATACGAGAGGTACTGCGATAAGCATCCCGGTTTCAAAAACACGTATGCGACCATGGCAATCCACAATATAAAGCAGACTTACGACAGGCTCCTCCAGAAAGGAGCCTTTTCCATTAAGGAGGATGACTGATGGATAGAGATATTATCATGCAGATACTACGACTGGTAATTATGGTAGCGACCGCGCTGATCACCACATATCTGATCCCGTGGATCAAGTCCCACACGGATACGACAAAGCTCTATGCTGTGATGCGCTGGGCCCATGAGGCGGTCATGGCAGCGGAACAGATTCACGGAGCCGGGACCGGACCGGAGAAAAAGAAATTTGCCATGGCATTCCTTCGCAAGGTCGTGGACGCTGCGCATATAACTATTACAGACGCAGAGCTCAGCACACTGGTAGAGGCAGCGGTTGGAGAAATGAATATACAGATTAATTCATAAATATGATATGGGGGACCTGCTTGACGGCGGGTCCTCTTTTCATTGGAGGTAACTATGGTCACGAAATGCGATTTCATCGACGTCTCCGAGCATAACAAGATCAAAGACTGGGAAAAGCTGAAAGCATCCGGGGAGGCCGTCGTGATACGGGCCGGATACCGCGGATCCATCAAAGGCAGATCAGTATATGGAAAGATTACGTTCGACGCGAAATTCAAGGAGCATCTGGCAGGATGTCGGCAATATGGAATCCCATACGGGATCTACTTCTTCCCGACGGCCATCACCACGGCAGAAGCCAGAGAGGAAGGGGAGTGGCTGGTCAAGCTAATTAAGGAGATGGATCTGAAGTTGTGCCTGCCGGTCTTCCTGGACTCTGAGCTGGTGGATGACGGGGCTGGCCGCGCTGATCAGCTGAGCAGGGCCGACAGGACGAGGTTCTTGAACGAGACTATGAAGGTACTGAAGGCTGCAGGGATTCCATTCGGTGTGTATGCGTCTACTTCATGGTTCTACGATAAACTGATCGACCGGGAGCTGCTGGCCGGCACACAGCGCTGGGTAGCCCAGTACGCGACACGCTGCACTTATGACGGCGAATACATAGCCTGGCAGTACACAAGTAAAGCAAAGGTTCCTGGCGTGTATAAGGCGGACGGGAAGACCCAGCAGTGCGACAGATCTTACTGCTATATAGATCTGGTAAAGCAGGAGGATGAAAAGAAGATGACAGTAGAAAAGGCGAAAGCAAAGGTCCTCACTCTGGCGGCTGCCGAAGTTGGATACAGGGAAAAGAAATCTAACAGCAGCCTGGACAGTAAGACAGCGAACGCCGGCAGCGGGAACTATACCAAATACGGGAAAGAGATGCACAGCATACAGCCTTCAAATATGGACTTTCCAGCCGCATGGTGCGACGCATTCGTAGATTGGATCTTCTATAAGTGCTTCGGAGCTGACAATGCCAGAAAAATGCTCTGTGGAACATTCGACGATTACACGGTTAACTCTGCGGCCATGTACAAGAAGAAGGGAAGGTATTCGAAGACGCCGGAATACGGAGCACAGATCTTCTTCAGGAACAGCTCCGGGATCTGCCACACCGGCATCGTCGAGAGCGTCAGCAATGCCGGTTCCATCACTACCATCGAAGGGAATAAAGGAAATCAGGTCAAGAGATGCACATACAGCCAGGGAGACAGCTCCATTGACGGATATGGTATCCCGGACTGGTCTGTAGTGGCTGAGACCGAGGTGAGCTCCTCCGGATCCGGAGCACTGACAGCCTCATCCAGTGCAGTGAACACTATTTCAGGTACAGCGGCGCCAAGCACAAAGAAAGTATATGAAGGGATCGTATCGACAATATCGAGTGCTCTCAACGTCAGGAAGCATCCGGGAGTTACGGCGGCGAAATGTGAGACATTCGGACCGATCCCGAAGGGTGCCAGCGTAGACGTCTGCGACGCGATCCTGGACGCAGTGGGGGATACCTGGTACTTCATCAGGTACCAGGGCAAGTATGGATACGTCAGTGCAGAGTATATCAGGAGGGCATGATATGGCATATATGATCAAAGACTACAGGAAAGCAGTAGGGGACGGAGCTGAGAAGACATTCAAGAAGGTATGCGAGATCAAATGTAAGCACAGTGCGGTGTCCAGCTGGGACGAGATGGTAAGAACAAGATCTATCTCATGCTCATCCTCCGGATCCATCGCCCTGCAGCTGGGCGGTTGTATGGACAAAGGTAAAAAGATGGGGCATGTCCTTGTAAAAGGGACAGGCATTAAACCGAGTAGCATTACCAGTATTAAAAAGGCCATGTATGGGGTGGAAAATATCCGGCACTGCCGCCTGATCTGGGTGGATTGCTACTACAAGGACCTTCCGGTCTGGCTCCGGCAGAGAGGCGTTATATACATACAGTGGAGTAACTGCTGTACCAGCGCCGGCCGGGGAAGCGACGGGAAGTATTATGTCTGGTCCACAAATGAGGAAGGCGGATATCATCGTCAGCCGGATGGATCACTGCGATATGATCAGTATAGAGAGACCAGCTCCAGATCCGGAGTCCTTTCCCATGGGGGACATTACCCCTGGGGCGGGAAGATCTATGTATGTATCGTCCCAGAAGAGAAGTGGCTGCAGCACTGGGCCGTGGAGGTAATGCTCGAAAAGCATGGAAAGAAAGAGACGCGGCAGGATCATTTTGGTGTACACTACGAACAGATCCAGAAGTTCGTAGATCACATGTGCCGCGACCATTACTATTTTTGTAAATGGGCGGCCGACTACATCCTGGAACGCTATGGAACCATTGAAGACTTCCAGAAGCCCGGCAGTTTCGACTATCGCAAGGAAGTTCAGGCAATGATCAACGAGATCTGTAAAGGAGCACATGAGTGCTGGGCCGGAAAGCATGGCGGAGAGCCCCAGAGGAAGAAAGACTTCGGGGAAATCTTCGAGCAGGTCCAGCGTCAAGTCAATAGGACCACAAAATGAGAAGCACACAGGCCCGCGGGTCAAGTGTTTCACTATAAAAGCCCCGGGAACTGCTATCCCGGGGCGATTTTTTTATGCTTTGACTTGTTCCGGCATCCGTGTCTGTGGTATCCTGAGACGGGAAAAATCATCGCCAGATGACACGCCAGATGACACAGCCTCTAAAAAGCGCCAGTTTTGTGGGAAACATCCCGCATTTGTAGGGGTTCGAGCCCCACCACCGGCATCATTAAGAAAACCGCACGGATTCGAACTTTTCCCGAATCTATGCGGTTTTTCTATGTTTTTACAGCCTGATTTTATATCAGATTTGATAGCGATTTATCAGATTTGAGCATGTCTGGATGACACAAAAGATGACACGGATTATAAGAGCTCTTCGAAGTGAGCGTTGGCGGCGAGGACAGCATCCCGGTCATGGTTGGCCAGCGTGTGCCGGTAGACTGATTTCATAACATGGTCGGTGCTCCACCCGCCGCGCTGCATGATATAGGCGTCAGAGATACCGGCGGCGTGAAGGGCGGACACCATGTGGTGCCTGTAATCATGGAAACGAAAATGCTCTATCCCGTGAGACTTTAAGAATCTGTTGTGCCTGTTGGTCAGAGCGTTGGGGTTAATATCCGGGAGCCATCTCTCCCGGAGCATCTGGGCCAGCTGGTGGGGGAGCTCCACATACCGGTCAGAGCTGTAGGTCTTTGGGGCCTTGACGACCCAGCGCCGGTCCGGATCCAGCACCATGTCTTTAGATACATGTAGGATATCTCCCTGTAGGTCTTCCGGCTGCAGGGCACAGATCTCTCCCCTTCTCAGTCCGCCGATGGCAGCCAGCAGGATGGGGATCTCCAGATCGGTCCCTTTGGCGGCAGTCAGGATCTGCTTCATTCTGTCATCGTCCGGGACCGATATCTCATGCCGCACTTTTGCCGGGAGCTTGATGCCGTCAATCCTGATGTCGTATCTTTTGAGGACCGCCATCAGCAGATTGTACCGCTCTCTGACCGTCTTGGGGCTGATTTTATGGGTGCCCCTGCCCTTCTTTACCATCTCTACCGAAAAGCCGTCTATGAGGCGCTGAACGTCTCTTTTGCCTACCACATCGAGTTTCAGACCTGCGAAATCAGGATATTTATTGATAGCGGCCTGACATGCCTTATATCCCCGGATGGTAGCCGGGGAGAGCTGGGCAGAAGCGGAATCTATGTATCCGGCTACGGCCTGCTTAACAGTGATCCCGGTCGGAGATCTGTGCTCAGCTTCATACTGCCTTGCGGCGGCCCGGAGCTCCTGCTTTGTAGCGGACGTCAGGCTTTTGTAAATCTTTTTTCCTGTCTCATCCTTTCCAAGATAAAGCCTTGTCCTGTACGTGCCGGATGGGAGCCGTTCAATCTTTGCCATGATGTCACCCCTGCGCTATGGCATACTCCAGAGCCTTCTTAAATCGTTCTGCCTGTGGGAGCTGGGACTTAGTAAAGGCGATGGAGCCGGTATCCATCAGGGCCTCCACCGCTGTGACATGCGCTTTGGTCAGATTCTTACTCCCGGGCGTGATTACATACAGGACGCCATTGGATATTAGCCCGGGCTTTATCATCCTGACAGAGACGATCTGGCTGAGCGGGATCGTGATCTCATCCCGGCCCCGTGTGACATACAGCAGGCCATTCTTAAATTCCATCTGATTATTCTTAATTCCAATTAAAATCATATCTGCCTCCTAACATTTCCCACGAATTTCTACGACTTTGCCAATAATCCTGACCGGTATGTCCTGAGTGTCCGACCGGCTAAAATACATGGGAGAGTACACCGGATTATTGGACAGCAGAGCAATCCCGTCTTTATAGATCTTCAGACGCTTACAAACGGCATCGTTTCCGTTGACCAATGCGATCACTATATCACCGTCGTCAGCTGTATCCTGCTTTCTGACGATCACGACATCGCCCTCTACGATGCGCGGCTCCATGGAGTCCCCGCCGATCCGCAGGCCGTAGAAATCTCCCAGGGAAGCCATCTGCTCCGGGATCTCTTCCCGGTCAATGATCTCTTCGGAGGCTTCAAGCGGCAGGCCAGCTCCTACACGGGCATAGACGGGGATGGAGTAGGAGTGTTTACGTCTGGCCTCTTTGGGATCGTACATGAGATCGTCAAGGGTGCAGCCAAGATAAGCAGCGATCAGGAGCAGCTTGCCCTTTAAGGGCATACGGGAGCCATTGACCCAGGACGACACGGTGGACTTGCTAAAGCCCAGGTCATTGACGATGTCCATCTGGGTCTTATCCTGCTCGATCAGCTTCCTGGCGATATTTGTACCTATTATCTTTGCAAGCTGTTGGTCTCTTACACTGGGCATGGTGTCCACCTCCTTTGATAACAGCATAGCACAAAAGACACTAAAAGTTTACATTTTGTGTTGACAAAACACCTTTTGGTGGACTATACTGAGCTTGTCGCTGACACAGCGGCACAGCCGGAGGGCGCAAGCTGCTGGATTCTCCCCAGGGTACAGCCCAGAGCGAAGGCAAAGAGAACAGCAAACATTTTCATGCAGTACATAACTTCCTAAATCGAACAAAATGGAAAAGACCTTTGCGACGACGGCTCCGGCGGACTGCCCTGCTCACAGGGAGCACCCGCAAAATGCAGTCACAAGTAACAAGTTAATATCCGGGATCAAAAAATCATTTGTTTAGCCCACAGGGCGGAAAGGAGAATCCTCTTTCTACGTGGCCCGGCACACCGGCGATATCGGGTAGCACCGATTGCAGTTCAGACGCGATTTGCAAAGTATATATCAAAAGCACAGCGGGTCAGGCGGTTCAAGTCCGCCGGCAGTCTTTAAATCATCAGGAAAGGAGGTGAAAGCGTGGCTAAAAAGTTAACGATCAAAGCGGCCAGAGTGTCAGCAGGATATACCCAGGAGACCATGGCAAAAGCCATCGGCCTTACAAGAGAGTATATCAACGCCCTTGAAAACGGCAGAGCACCATTTAGCAGGGCTATTCTGCTGGCCTGGTCAAAGATTACAGGCTTCGAGGTGGACGATTTTATTTTGCCCGAAGTGTCCACCCAAAGGCGGACGGAGGAAGAAGAATGAGAGCGTTCGGAGCCAGAACAAGATCATTTCAGGGCCTGCTTCGGCAGAGACAGAGAGATCTCCACCTGACCGCCAAGCGGGCTGCGGAGCTGATGGGACTCACACCGGCCACCTACAACAGGCGGATCAAGTCACCGGGCACCATTACTGTTGCGGAGCTGTCGGCCTTCAGGAAGATCTATCAGCTGACTGATCAGGAGATAGCTGATCTGGTAGCGGGCAAGTATGTATGAAAGGAGGCAAAAATGAAAAGAAAAATATTAGCAATCATGCTGTTCTGCATGATTGCAGCTACTCCGGTCATGGCCGGCGAAGACTACCATGACGGCGATCATCAGCAGACCCATGTATGGATTCAGGAAGGCGATGCGGTCTTCTGCTATTGGAATACAGGCGGCTGGAGCGAAGAGGACATGCTGGTCGGATTCCATACCATCGGTGACTATGTGTATTACTTTTCGGAGCAGGAAACCGAAGAGTGGAGATATGGCCAGATGGTCACCGGTACTGTTGAAGTCTATAGCGGGACGTATACATTTGACAGCGCAGGACACATGACGAGCATTTGCGGCGGATTGGAGTAATGGATATGAGAGAATGCACATACTGCTACATGGAAGACGGTGATGTTCCGAGCGACAGGAAAAACCTTATTCAGCGAAAGGTCGGCCGCTTATACGGCCGGGACATCTGGCTGATCGGAATGATTTGCAAAAACGTGCTCCACGTAACTCAGGGAGACTATGACGGCGTGGAGACAAAAATCAACTTCTGCCCCATGTGCGGGAGGAAGCTATGAAGCGCCTGATAGCAATCCTGCTGGCCTGTGCTCTGGCTGTACAGCCGGTCTACGCTGACAACGCCAAAAGGGGTAAACGCCAGAAGACAAAAGAAGAGGTCGAGATTGAAAAAGCAGAGAACGAAAAGAAGTATCAGATGTTCGATAAGAATGGCGTCCGCATCAATCTCTTTTTCGACCACGGCAAATATTCAAAGACCCCCAGCGCTGACGTGAAGAAGAAGGGCAAGTCGGTATCCAGCAGGACGGATTATGCCATTATAGCTGACCTGAGATATGGACACATGTGCCTCTTTGCTTACAAGGGCAAACAAGGCAAGCGGAAGTTGGTAAAAGCAGCGCCCTGCTCTTCTGCCGCAAACATACCCGGGACAAAGACCACGAAGACCCCGGCAGGACAGCACAGAATCTCATGGAAGACGGACCGGCTAGTGTACACCAATCGGGAAGGGAAAAAGTGGCAGTATTGGTCCTGCTCTATGACTTCCGGCGGCTGGGGCATAC